CGCCATCTCGACTAACCAACAGGTTCAGGCCGGGATCAACTCGACGCAGGCGCAGACGAACTCGTCGATGGCCTCGCGCATCGGCACGGCCGAAGGCCTGATCACGACCAACCAGCAGACGCAGGCGGGTGTGAACAGCAGCTTCGCCTCGCAGTTCTCCCTGCTCGGCGCGAAGAATGGCGCAGGCACCGCATGGCTGCTCGACGAGAGCAAGGTGCTCGTCTCGAACGGCACCCTGTCCCTCGGCACCCGGCTGTCCGGCATCGACACGCGGATCGGCGACAACTACTCGGCCGTCCTGAACAAGATCACGGCCGAGACCGGACCCAGCAGCTCGCTGGCCCAGTCGATCAACGCCGTCTCCGGTCGCCTCGGGACCGCCGAGAGCAGCATCACGACGCTCTCCCAGGTCACCAACGGCCTGAACGCCAAGTGGTCCGTCGCCGTCAATTCGAACGGCCACGTCTCAGGCATCGTGTTCAACGCGAACGGAGCAACGTCGTCCTTCGTGGTCGCGGCGAACACGTTCGCGGTCGTGGACCCGAACGGCGGTAGCCCCATCGTGCCCTTCGAGGTCAGCGGCGGCGTCGTCCGCGCGCCCACCCTGGTGGTCGGCAACCTGTTCGCCAACACGATCCAGGGCTGGCACATCGTCAACGGCGCAGTGGGCACACCGGCCATCGCGGCGAACTCCGTGTCCGCCACCGTCGCCACCAGCGGCAACTACAACGGCGTCTACGGGAACAACGGCACCAACGCCGAGGTGTGCGCCGTGTCGATCTACTGCAATGGCGGGCCTGTCCTGATCCAGGGCATGTACAGCTTCATGCTGTCGGCCGGGCCGGGCAACATCAACTCGACCTGCAGTCTCTCCCGCGACGGCGCGTTCCTCGTGGACGCCGGGGCCTACGCCCCTCGCGGCTACCGCTGCGCCATGCCGGTCGCCATCGTCGATAACCCCGGCGTCGGCTGGCACACCTACCGCATCAACGACACCGTGGGACCGGGGGCGACCATCGCCTTCTACGCCTACGCGCTGTCGGCCACGGAGCTGAAGCGCTGATCACCGTCGCTTTCTACCTGGCCGACGGGACCATCTTCGGGGTGACCAAGTGTCCCCCGGAGGTGGCCTCGCGCCAGACCAACCCAGCCGCTGCTGGGTCTCTCATTCTACCGGACGACTTCACCGGCGATCCCAAGGCCTACGCCGTGATCGACGGCGTCCTGACCCCACTCGACCAAGGAACCCAATGAACCAGCCCTCTGCTGCCCAATCTGCTGAAAGCCTCCTGCGCGAGGACAACGAGCTGGGCGTCGCCGTTGCGAACCTGAAGGAACAGCTCGAAGCTGCCCAGGATCGCCGCAAGCAAGTCCGCGCCGCCATCGAAGGCATCAAGATCGGTCAGGCCCTGGCCGCCGAGATCGCTGCGGCCGATGCCGCCAAGCGCGACGCCAAGGTCGAAGAGGACGCTGCGGCCTAACCATGCCGGGCCTCTCGAACGCCCAGCTCGCGCAGCAGGTGTCCACCCTGGTGGACCTGTGGAACCAGCGCGAACGCGAGTTCCGCGACTGGGTCGGCGGCACCGCGACGGGAGGCCCCCAAGGCGACGGCAGGTACCCCCTGACCAACGGCCTGGGGACCACCTCGCTGGTGGCTTGTCCGGCCTCGCTCGCTTCCACCGTCGCGGGTCCCGGCGCATCCGCCGCCGCCGCCAAGCTGGCCGCCGAGGCCGCCCGAGACTTCGCTCTGTCCTATCGGGACGCGGCCGACCAGTCACGGGTCCTGGCCCAGGCCGCCCAGGCCGCTGCTGTCGCTGCGCGCGACCTGACCCTGCAGTACCGTGACCGCGCCGCTGCCGCCGAGGCGAACTCCCTGGTCTACAAGCAGGCCGCCGAGGCCGCCGCGACCGCGCTGGCGTCGGCTCGGGACACCGCCGTGCAGGCGAAGACCGACGCTGTCGCCGCCAAGGGCGCGGCTGAAGCCGCTCGCGATCTCGCCCAGGGCTACGCCGCCCAGGCGGCAACCTTCAACCCGGCGAACTTCGCAGCCAAGGTTCACACCCACGCCATCTCCGACGTTACCGGCCTGCAGACCGCTCTGGACGCTAAGCTGGCGACCACGGGTTTCACCTGGGCCGCCCTGTCGGGTAAGCCGACAACGTTCGTGCCCTCGGCACATACCCACGTCATCGCCGACACAACGGGCCTCCAAGCGGCCCTGGACGCCAAGGTCAACCTGTCGGCCGTGGATGTCCAGGCAACCGCCAACGCGGTCGTCCAGCGTGACGCCTCGGGGAACATCTATGGCAACTACCTGCGAACCACGAGCGGGCTCTACAACACCGCCGGGATGTACTGGATACCGGATGGGGGGACGACCCCCGTTCGCTGGAGCATCCAGAGCGGCCACGCGACGGCGGCGGGGTTCAACCTCCGCACCAGTGACGGGGTTCACCGAGGGGCGGTCTACTACGATGGCTCGCTCGGCTTCCTGAACCAAGTCAACGGCTGGCGCTTCCGCACCTACAGCGGCGGCGCGTCGATCTACACGGACGGCGGGGTCGAGAACAAAGTCTGGACCAACGGCAACATCCCAAACGACGGCTGGCAGACCTCTGTGGACGGTAAGGGTCGCTTCTGGTTCGCCACGAACAGCGACAGCATCTGGAAGTCGGCGGCTAGTCATGCATGGCGCAACGCCAGCGACTCCACGCTCATGACCCTGGACGGTTCCACGGGCGGCATATCGATGATCGGTAATATCCGAGCTGCGGCGACCGGCGGCACCGGCCAGTTCACGGCGGTCAGCGGGAACACCTTCGCCGGGTTCTACAACGACGGTTCGACGTTCTACGTCCTCAAGAGCGCCACCAGCAACAGCGCGTTTGACGGGCACCGGCCGCTCTATGTGAGCCTGTCCACTGGGGCAGTCTATCTCGACGGCACAGGCGCGGGCGGAACGAACGTTGGCGGCTCTCTGATCGTTGGTGGCGGCCTCGCCGTCAACGGCACAGGGGGCATCTCGATCAACGGCGGCGAGCTGTGGATGGGGAGTGGCCACTGGATACGCATGAACGGCAGCGAAGGCCTGTACTGGCAACAGTGGGGCGGCGGCTGGTACATGAACGAAGCTGGCTGGATGCGCCTCTACGGCGACAAGAACCTCGTGACTGGCGGCACCATCCAGATGGGGGCCTTCACGGTCACGTCCGACCGCCGTCTGAAGTCCGACATCGTGCCGATCCTCGACGCCTCGGCGATCCTCGACGCCACTCGCGTCTACGAGTTCACCAAGGGCGGACGCCGGATGTACGGCATGCTTGCCCAGGAGGTCCGCGAGATCGCACCGATCCTCGTGTCCGACTCCGCCCACATCCACCCCGAAGATGGAGACCCGATCCTGGCCTTTGACCAGACCGGCTATATCCCCTTGCTCGTGTGCGAGGTGCAGTCCCTGCGCCGCCGCGTCGCCGAGTTGGAGGCTGCATGACCATCCCCACGTCCGGCAGCTTCACATCGGAGACCGTCCGTGCCGAGTGGGGTGGCAGCTACCCGCTCACCTCCGAGACTGTTCGGGCGTGGGCGGGTCTCGGCTACCCCTTCACCTCGGACCAGCTCCGAGGAAAGTCCGCCTTCGGTCTGTCGATCAACGTCGGCGCGCAGACTACCCAGACCATCGGATCTAGCGTCAAGCGCATCGTCCACCGCCGAAACCTGACGGCCAACATCACCGGGCTGGTCGAGCCCGTCTCCTACTCATGGAGCATCTCGACGGCCTACCACGCCACGCTCCTGTCTGGAGCAGCGACTGCCACCGCCCAGGTCTCACTCTCCTACGACGCCTTCGAGCCCGACGGCGAGCAGACCTTCGACAGCGGCACGGTCTACCTCACCATCACCAACGGAGACGGCAAGACGGCCTCGGCCTCCGCCTCGTTCTCCCTCGGCTAACCCACGGAACCCATGAACCCTGAAGCCACCCTGCTGGCCGCCCTCCGCGCCTACAAGTCGGCCTATGAAGCGGCTCGCGACGCTGCCATCCTCGCCCGCGACAGCCTCAAGGATGAGCCCCTGGCGACGTCCCTGAAGGCGTACTCCGCCCTCGAAAATATCGCCTACGTCGCGCCTGCCGGGATGCCGAGCATCGGCCCTGATAGCCAAGTCGCCGACGCCATCGCGCAGCTCGAAGCCCGCGCCGCCGCCGTCTCCGCATAACCCCTTGAGCTGACTCGTGAACGAACACGCCCCGGTCGATCAGACCACCTTCCTCCTGCTCGGCCAGATCGACGGCAAGCTTACCGCCCTGGTCGAGTCCTTCGGTCATCACCGGGCTGAAACCGACCGACGCTTCGAAAAGCACGAAGCCGTCCACGAGGATCACGATGGCCGCCTCTCGAACCTCGAACGGTTCAAGTGGCTGGCCGTTGGCCTCGCCTCCGCCGCCGCATCAGTGGTCGGCGCGATCTTCACCGCCATCCTCGGGAGCATCTTCAAGTGACCGGACGCGCCTCAGAATCCGCACTCGACGCCCTCCACGGCCTGCTGTCCGCAGTGCTGCAGGAGGAGCTGGTCGCCGCTCGCGCCGCCTCCAAGAAGGACGGCACGCCTATCAACCCGCAGCTCCTCGACAAGGTCATGAAGTTCCTCGCCCAGAACGGCGTGGACGCACCGGCCTCCGCCCCTCGGGTGGACGCCCTGGCCAAGGAGCTGAACGACCTCGACCTCGACGGCCTCGCCCTCGGGGCGCACCACTAGGAACCCATGGAACTCCAGCTACCTCGTACCAACCGCCTCGTGAGCGGGACGGCTACGCCCATCTTCATCGTCGATCCCAACACGGGCCTGCCACTGCTGACCGTGGCCACCCCTGTCCGCGTGGGGAACGCTTCGGGGGTCATCAGGAACAGCACCAACTCGCTGTATGGCCTCGTGCTGCTCAACACCAACGCCGCCGCCCGCTTCCTCCAGCTCTACAACAAGTCGAGCGCTGGAGTGCCTGGGACCGACACCCCCGTGGTCACGATCCCGCTGGCACCGAACGGCACCTTCGCTCTGAACCTCACCTCGGTGCTCACGTTCAGCACCGGCTGCTCCTACGCGGTCACCACCGACTACGCGGGGACTACCGCCGGGGCGGCAGGCGACATCGTGGGCACCGCGCTCTACGTCTAATCCCCCACTCAGAGAGGTCTCCGCTACTACCCCAGCGGAGACCTCCCTTCCGCCCGTCCTAGACCCCTCCCAGAGTCACGACGGGGCATCCCTGATCCAAGGTTTCCCTGATCACCACCACGCCATCCTCGCGGGACATCCTGCGTGGCGACTTCCTCAAGTTCTGCTGGTTCGTCTGGACGCGCGTGCTCGCGCTCCCGAACCCGACACGCATCCAGCTTGACGTCGCCCGCTTCCTCGCGACCGGCCCCCGACGCCGCTTCATCCAAGCGTTCCGGGGTGTCGGCAAGTCGTTCCTTACCTGCGCCTACGTCGTGTGGCGGCTCTGGAACGACCCAAACCTCAAGGTCGTCATCGTCTCAGCCAACGAGACCCTGGCCACCGAGTGCGCCACCCTCATCAAGCAGATCATCGACCATCCGGCCGGGGACGGCCTGTGGGACGAGCTGCGCTCCAAGCCCGGCCAGCGGACCTCCACCCTCGCGTTCGACGTGGGCGCGGCGGTCCCCGACAAGTCGCCCTCCGTCAAGGTGGTCGGCATCTTCGGCCAGCTCACCGGCTCGCGCGCCGACCTCCTGATCTCCGACGACGTCGAGGTCCCGAAGAACGCCGAGACCGAAGGCATGCGGGAGAAGCTCGAAGCCCGCACGAAGGAGTACGCGGCTATCCTGAAGCCGGGCGGCGACATCATCTGGCTGGGGACGCCCCAGACCCAGGAGTCGATCTACCGCAAGCTGGCCGAGAAGGGCTACGCCATCCGCATCTGGACGGCCAGGTACCCCACCCCGGAGCGCCTACCGTTCTACCGCGAGCACCTCGCGCCAATCCTCCTGGCCGACATCGAGGCGGACCCGAGCGTCTGCGCGCCGCGCGGGACGAATACCGGTGGCCGACCCACGGACACCCAGCGCTTCTCTGACCTGGACCTCATCGAGCGCGAGACCGAGTACGGGCCTGCTGGCTTCCTGCTGCAGTTCCAGCTCGACACCTCGCTGTCCGACGGAGACAAGTACCCGCTCAAGACGCGGGACCTGATCGTCACCTCGGTCAACCCGAAGATCGGCCCGGTGCGTATCGCCTGGGCCTCCAGCACCGAGCTGGTCCTGAAGGACTTCGCCAACGTCGGCTTCGACGGCGACCGGCTGTTCAAGCCGATGTACGTCTCCCCGGAGTTCACCGACTTCACCGGCAGCGTCATGCACATCGACCCCTCGGGCCGAGGCAAGGACGAGACCGGCTACGTGGTGACCAAGTTCCTCAACGGGATGGTCTTCGTCCGCCGCTGGGGTGGCTTCCAAGACGGCTTCGCCGACGAGACCCTGGCCGCCCTGGCGACCATCGCCGCCGAGGAGGAGGTGAACCTCATCGTGGCCGAAGACAACTTCGGTGACGGGATGTTCCGCCGCCTGTTCGAGCCCGTGCTCGCGCGCAAGCGCCCCTGCGCCCTGGAGGGTATCAAGAGCACCGGGCAGAAGGAGGCGCGCATGCTGTCGGCCCTGGAGCCGGTCATGCGCCAGCACCGACTGGTCATCGACGAGGACGTGGTCCGCAAAGACCTCGCCCACCCCGACCCGGTCAAGCGCGGGCTGTACCAGCTCACCCACCTGACCGCGCAGCGCGGCTCCCTTAAGCACGACGACCGCCTCGACGTCCTGGCCATGGCCCTGGCGTACTGGGGCGACCGCCTGAACGCCGACGTGCTCAAGGCCGAGGACGACTACCGCCGCAAGGCGGACGAAGCCTTCGAGCGTGAGTTCTTCAAGGGGACGATCATCGGGGCCACTCTGAGCCAGCCCAAGGGCTCTCAGCGCCGTGGCGTCGGTAGGGCCGTGAGGTCAGCTAGAAGGTAACTGGGAGAGACATCAGGATAACCTCTTGATGTCTCTCTTACCTATTACCCTGTATCTATACCTCTAAGTATAACTCTAAGTTATTACGTAGAAGGGTCGGTCTCAGTTTCAAGGGGAGGTGGGCTCATATTCTTTAGCATCTGTTCGGTCAGTCGGCCGTTGTGCTCCAGGGCGTCAGCTACCCTGAGAATGGCCTTAAGGACGTCTTGTCCTAGCTGCTGGTTCTCTGCGAGGAAGCGGTTCTGGTAGACGTTCTGCATCACCGTCGTCGGTGTTGTCGCGTAGCCAAGGGCGTTCATGACCTCGACGAGGAGTTCATTCTTCAACGCCGTCGTATTCATGGTCGGGTGCTCAAGGCCGGTCTGAAAGACGAAGGCCCCGTGCTTGCCCATGACCTTACTGTTCCCCTTGAACTCCAGGGGGATCATGTTGATGGCCAGGGTGAACGCCGGGTCTGCCGGTGTGAGGTGCGTCAGCAGCAGTTGGCGGAGGACGGTCTCCTGCCGGTCGCGCCGCTGAGAGCGATCCTGCGCCCACAAGGTCATGGCCACCGCGACGACCGGCCCGGCGAGGGTCGCCCACACAACGGCCCAGTCCGTCTTCGCCATGGCATGCGCCAGCGTCTGATCCCAAGTCATCTCGATGTGGCCCCTAGTTGAGCTTGAAGGGGTAGCACGAGCCGCTCGGCCGACTGAATGGTTTTGGGGTCAGATATACGAAGGCCCTACTCTACGTGTCCGCTGGACCATAGCCCCCCGTGGGGGGGCCTGTGGTGGCCTAGGGGGGCCGCCGAGCCGCCGAGGGCCTGCCTAGTCACACGCTATGGCACAGGGGCCTGGCACACGTTGCGCCTAAGCGCCTGTAATCGTTCGCATTTGATGGCGCTAGGGATGCCACTAGGCCACATCGAGCCACACTAGGCGGGCTCTGGCCTAGCCGTGAGGCCTCAACGCTCCGCGCGTTCGCCTCTTTGGCCCCCTGCTTTTTTCGGTTCGAGCCTAGAGCCGACTAGGGGAAGCCACACGACAGCCGCGACGGCGAGCACAAGCCACCGGGGGACGTCACCGGGCAACCCAAAGCCCGCCGCATGAGCCGCCAGGGTGACAGCGGCGTGACCTACGTAGACCCCGACGAGGGCGACGAGGTAGGCGACACCCGCCAGGGCCAGGGCCAGGAAGCCCGCCACCGCGCCGCGCCCATAGGACGCCGCAAGCCGCCTCATGGCGTAGTCAATCCTGGTGACGCTCATTCCCTCGCCTCGCTCCAAGTCCACTCGAAGAATCCCTAGAACGGCCGGGGAGGGGCCGCCAAGGGGCGAAATGCCTCAACCGGCTAGGTGACGTTATGGCCGCGCGTACACGCGTATAGGGGGCCTCCAGAGGGCTCTACGCCGCGGTCGAAATATTCCCAATGAAAACAATGGGATGTAAAATATCTCCGCTTCAGAGCGGATTTCTTGTTGCCAACTCAGAACGGTATCCGCTATCACTTGGACATCGAGACGGGGCGGCCCACACGGCCTCCCACCTCGGTACGGCCCGCCACCCGCCAAGCATAAGGGTGGCCCTCGATTGGTAGTCGGTTCCAACGGGAGAAGGTCAGCGCCGGGACATAGGGTCCGGCAATCTCCAACTCCCCTGATGGTTCAGGCTGGTCTCGGCGGGGTGATGTGTCCGGCGCTAATCCCGCGCCGCTGACGATGGCCTGGGAGGGCCGAAACACGATGCAAGCGCATGAGAAGCGGAGCGCAACCGCTCTAGTGTCCGCCGCCCTGGCGATGGGCTACTCGATGAGTGTGTACGACGGCGAAGAGTGGGCCTTGCGCCGCTCGACGGATCAACGGGCGATCCTGGCGGAGCTTGGGGCGACCGATGTGGACTGGCTCCACTTCCACAAGCCGGACGGGACGCAGGCCGGGGCCGCCATGCTGGTCTACGGCAATGGCCCTGGCGAGCTGGTGGCCGATTACACGGCGAACCCGCTGACCGAAAGCATAATAGCCAAGGCGGCGGCCTAACCGGTCTCCGCCTGAAAGATGCCTCCGCCGCAAGGCGGGGGCGGGGCGTCCGGCGCTGATCCTGCGTCGCTGACGATGGCCTAGGAGGGCCGAAACGCCATGTTCAACGTCTCGACCCGCCGCGTTGGGGGGCTCCGGTTCCTCAAGCTGGGCCGCCTGACCTTCATGGTCTGCGTCAGCCGTTCCTACCGGAGCCTCGCGCAATGACCCCGATCTATTCCGATCAAACGCTGACCCTGGCGGCCGACTACGGCATGGCCGTGCTGGACCGAGACAAGGCCTTCGCCGCGCTTCTCGCGGCCGACACGCGGGAGGAAGCCGCACAGGCTGTCTCCGACCATATCGACGCGACCGCCCGCGCCTCGCGCCTCTTCGCTGAGCTGCAAACCTCGGCTGAGCGGGACGTTCGCACCGCTGGCGACTCAATATCCAACTGATAGCGGCCTCCGCCTTTGGGCGGGGGCTTCTCGTCAAGCCCGTGGTTCGCCTCGGGCTTCACCGGAAGCCCAACTGAGAGAGGACAAAATGACTTCCCCAAGCGGCGCGATCCTGTATCGCGGCCCGTCTGAGCTGGACGGGAAACCCATCGTCGTTGTCGCCACCGGCCTTGGCCGGTCGAGCCGAAACGAGAAGACCGGCGACATGGTCCAGACTTGGATCATGCGGGACGACGTTGACCCGTGGGACGCGGTCAAGTCGGGCCAGGACGCCAGCGTGTGCGGCGACTGCCCGCACCGGGGCGCTTCCTGCTACGTGAAGGTGTTCCAGGCCCCTAAGTCCGTCTGGAAGGCGGTCCAGCGCGGGGTCTACCCGGTGGCCGCCGACATGGCCGCCGTCACCGCTATGGGCCGGGGCCGGATGGTCCGTCTGGGCTCCTACGGCGACCCTGCAGCCGTCCCGGCGCACATCTGGGGCGCTCTGACTGCCGAGGCGTCCGGCTGGACCGGCTACACGCATCAATGGCGTTGGGCCTCGCACCTTCAGCCCCTGGTCATGGCCTCGGTGGATACGCCCGACGAACGGGCCGCCGCTGAGCGCGAAGGCTGGCGCACCTTCCGGGTCCGGCTGGCCTCGGAGCCCATCGACAAGCGGGGCGAGTTTATATGCCCGGCCAGCGCCGAGGCGGGCCAGCGCACCGACTGCGCCGCCTGCAAGGCGTGCATGGGGACCAGC